AATGACTATCCCTTTTATAAAAATAAATGATATAAATGTAAGGAACTTGAATGTACCTCACATTCATACTTTCAATTACGATCTACCAACTCCTGTAGCACCAGGTCATCCTAGTGTTACCGAGTATATTGGTAGACCTATCGTAGATATACCAGGTTGTGTAGAAGCACATCCTAATGATAGGAACGCACAAAATTTACCAGAAGATGATCCATCAAAGGTTCAAACGTTTTGTGATGGTGAGGTTCCATCATATAATGCGATGGATTATACACCAGAGCAATTAATAATTCAGAGAGAAATACCACCACCTGTTGTAGATCCACCCCCAGAGGTAGAACCACCAGAGGTTCCTGACACTGGTGATCTTGGAGGAAAAGTTAAATGTCCTGGTCCTGGTCAACTAAGAGTCGGTGACGTAACACAGTCAGGTGATGAGAAAGTTATAGGTCATGAACTGAGTGAAGATGGTAAGGTCTGTGTGACATTGTACGAACCTACTTCCACAGTCGAAAAATTTATACCACCCATAAATCAGGTGACCTCAGTGACAGCACTAGCAGTTGTCGCTACAGCAGGTGCTGCTGCCACACCATTACTGATTAGAATTATACGACCCGCAGTAAAAAAATTAATTACAACTGCTCAGAAAAAATTTGGCAAAAAAATTACGAAACCCACTCGTCAAGATATTATGACGGATGAGTATCGTAAGAAGAAGGGACTACCTCCTATAAAACGTTAGTTTATCTCCATTTAGTATGTGGTTTTGATTCCATAGCGATCATATCTTTCGCTGCAATTAATTTTGCTGTCTCTATTTCATCACTCTCATCTGCATGTGTATGATGTGTGACTTCTCTTAGTGTCTTTAGATAATCTAAAACATGCTGTCTAATTTCCATCAACTCATCAAAGCATCCTTGGTTATGTGCACAACCTCTTAACTGATGATTGGGTTCTAATACTGACTCTTGAAATAGTGTCAGTGCTCTATCATACTTGATCTCAGGTGTTTCTTTGCCTATCATAATGAGGGTAATCCTATTGGAGTATCAGTTACAGGACCTGTTACGTCTGGAATCGATGAATTAATTGCTCCACCAAGTGCACCAGAGACTTGCTCCATGACTTGAGACTTGACGTTATCAATAATTTTTCCTCGGTTGAGATATACACCCACCCCACCAGCAATAAGGGCAAGAGATACAACACCAGACGATATTGCGATTGCATTTATAATTTTTTGCATAATGTTTACTTTGTATCAGGGACGATTTTAACAGGACCAGATTCAATCCTTATAGTTTGAGCAGGTGCAGTCTCTGATGCCTTAGCAATAAGAAACTCCATATCTTTTTTAGATATGTTAGCACTACCACCACCTTCACTATCTTTCTTTTTCTTACCTCCAGCGGAAACGCCAAAAGTAGCTAAAGTTCCTGTGAAGACCGAAGCTATAAAAGTTGGATCAATTCTTTCTCCTCGTTCGTAACCTGGTATTTTAACGTAGTTTAAAGTTAAGATTCCTGCGGACCACACAAGGACTATCACTCTTATCAGTGTTGCTAAGTATTGAAGTTGCTCTTCCTTATCCTCAGCTACCTCTTTTAGTTTGCCAAGAGGACCCTTAGGTTTTTCTTTTACTTCTGCCATGATAATAGATTATTCAATATTATATAGCAAAGTTATTTTATAACAGTATCTTTTAAATTGTCAAGTAGTGCTGCTCTTGCTCCTTTAATCCCATCCCAATCATCATTGAGTGCACAGTCAATGTACTTAATTATATGGTCTGTCTGCTCTCCATTCTGTTCTAATACCTTTACCATATCTGGATAGTTATTACCAGCAAATACACTTTCATACTTCGCTGCAATAGTCTTAGTAAATTTAGAGAACTGTGATTTGTCCCAATGATACATCAAGTTAAAGACACCTGATTCTTGTTCGTATGCAATGCCATCTTTCACTACCCACTGCTGTCCCCATTTTTGAGTACCTCTTTCATTAGGTCCTTCAGCATCAGCACTCCAAAGAGAAGTTACACAATCAACTTCAGCACATAATTTTTGTGGTTGTGCAACGAAGACTATACTCTTCTCAACACCACTCATAATAACTACCTTATCATTACCTTTAAACATATATCTTGTAGGTAAGGTATCACCACCAAATACTTTCTTAGTAGTGTATCCACTCATGTCTTCATAAAAAACTACCGTACCTCTAATAAGCACGACAGGTAATCTACTATTCTTTACTAACTTATAATTTAATTGTGCACCTCTTACATTACCACCATATTGAATTAACTTATGTCCGTTAGCTACACAAAGTTCTTTAACATACTTTATGATCGTCTGACTCTGACTAATAAGATGTACAGTAGCTGTCTTATCAGGAAACCCAATATGTAGAGTTCTTAATGCGGTAGTAGCCGTCTTTACACAAGCATCATCTTCTGCTTTTATAACGACATGAGGTAACCAATCCATTACACAATGTTTTTAGTTATTTATGCACCGTCGTCATGATCCCATAGATGTCGTATGTCATCTGGTTTTTGAGGAACCATAAGATATTTGTTACCATCTGGTTTAGTAACCAGTATAGGTTCACCATCTTCTGCTAACTGCATGTAATGGTTCTCCTTTTCTTTTAGTTGTTTTTCTGTGATTTCAATCATTGACTTACCTTCCACAAATCTCCTATACCTTGTGCCCCATAAGGACCTTTCAAAGTTATAGGTCTTTGGTGTACATCCATACCAAGGGAAACTGTCTTGCCCAAATACAATACAGGTTCTTTAATCTCTTTCATTTTATAGGTAGGTCTCTCTATTAATGGACGAGACACTCCAACTCGATCAAGATTATCTGGTTTATAACTCCAAACATTATACCATAAAGTAATTTGTTTGTCACTACCAGGTAATATCCCGTGTATATAGGTAGGATCATAGACTAAAAACTTACCTTCATCTGCGTAGGAAAACACAGCATTAGTAGGAGGGAATGGTTCTATTTGTTTTTCATACTTACTAGTCTGTTGAGTGTTAAGAAATATAGTAGGATTAGAATCCTCATCCAGATATAAACAAGTACCCAACATAGGATACTTCATTTCATTTTCTGTTACTCTCAAATGTTCATCATGATCAGCATGAAATCGAAGCATATGGTTGCTCTTCTCTACTACATGTATCCACCACTCAAATCCAACTACATTATTACATTTATCAGCGAAATGAAAGTCATAGGAGTCTAGAATAAATTGTTCAATAGCATTGTCTGGTTGATCATGTAAACCAACCCAAGCATTTCTATCCATCAATGTATTCATTATCTCTACTTCACTCTTCAATGTATCTAAAATATTAGGAGTGACTATTTCATCATACTGAAAAATTCTCATCTTATATCTACATCAATCATCCTAGTTCTTCTTCTCTTTGGTGCTTCTGTACCTACTCTAGGTATCTCTGCTTCCTCTCTTGGTTCAGTCAATGCTACCACATAACTCATGTCTAGTCCACCATAGGTGTCACCACAAACATATGTCTGGTTGTCACAACCACACATCTTATAATCATGCTCGTGTTTAGACTGTATTGTGTTATTGCATTTAGTGCAAGTTACTGTTGTCATCTTTCTTTAAAATGTCAATGAATAGAAAAATCATATCGTCGTCAGAATAATTATATCCTTCATGAACGTGATCCATTACATCATATATTTGTGGAACTCCTTCTTCCCAAAGAACTTTCTCTCCTTTCCAAATCATATAGCATTCATTGGATGGTATGTATAATGGTATTTGTATTCTTCTGTATTTTTTTGGTTTTGATTCTTTACTTTTATTATATACTGGTGGATCTTTATGAGGTCCTAATTCTGTTCCTGATTCAAAAAGAGATATTGTAGCAAGAAGTATATCATCTTGTTCTAAAATATCGACTACCCTTTGATCTTCTATGATACTTTTACGAACACAACCATGATCCTCTCTGTGCCCCTTCAACCAACAGAAGTATATATCCTTGTTAGAATAACCAACAGCAGTTGGAGCTCTTCGTAATGGAAAGTCTTGTGTTCGTGCCCATTCATAAAGATAATTTACATCACTTCGTTTCATAACGCATTAAGGGTGGAGTTAAAGTGGAATTTCTACCAAAAAAATTGATAGTAAGTCTAGGTTTAGTGCCAAAGGTTTCAACTCCATGAAAAGTTTGACCACTAAAAAGTACAAACCTATTGTATATATTCTCGACAGTAACTGTCTTATTATATTGTGCTCTCATAGCATCCCATGCTTCATTGTAGTCATCAATATTAACATCTTCTCCTCGGTACAACATCTCTTTATAATTTTTAGTAACTTTATAAGAGCTAGGTTTATCAAAATTATATATTGATGTACCTGAGTTAGGAGAAGGATCTTTTGTCAAGTATATTATTCCACCAAACCATGTGCCATCAGTATGTATCCACCCTTGATTTCTTTTATCATTAGGAAAGGGTTCTATTTTTTGAAAGTGTGCTTGTAGTTCCCAATACTCTGGTATTGTATCATGAAATATTTTATGTATCTTTTCACCAAAATTTTTAAAAAGTTTTTCATCTATTTGCCAGAGTGGATTTGTTCTTTTACCTGGCCAGTTTCCATCTATAGTATCATACCAATCAGATCTTTCTGCTAGGTCAACAATAGAATCAGGATCATCAAAAAAATTATCTATAATAGTTACAGGATACGCTGTAGTATTATCCCTCTTCGTCATCCCATTGTCCCAACACCATTACGCTTGGGTTGTCTTGTTCAACCCACTCGTGCCATTCCATATAGAGTGCAAACATATCTTCGTAATTTTTATCTGCTACTAATGTATCACAACGATCTTGCATCCACTCTAGTAGATGATCACATTGTGCTTTAATATCAGACGGTACGTTGTTCATTGTAGTAATCCTTTCGCATATATCTGCCAAGTATGTTTGAGTTGTAATAGTTTTCATTTTCACTGAGTACATTATTTAAAAATAGTTGTCGAGTCTCTTCGTAATTGACCCAACCTTTTGTAGTATGTAGTGATATTATCTCTCTTCTAAAAGACGAGTTTCCAAGAGACTTTCTATCTTGATTAAGCTCTTCACTGCTGCCATAGTATTTTTTCCAGTCACTTTCAGACTTAACTTTCCTAGACTTACCTCTAGGCTTTCTGAATTGATAGAAGTATTTGCGTCCGATGTATTGTTTGCCAGATTGTAGATTTGTAATGCAGTAGACGAAACCGAAGAAATCGCCAATATCGTTAGAAGTGAAAGCTGTATCTTTGTAGTACCAGGGATTGTCATAATCAGTCGGGGTAACCGTCATCGTCTTCCCCACTATACCATTGTTCCCCTCTACTGTCAATGTATGCATCCTTGTCTGCGTATACCTCTACTTTTAATTCTGTTAGTAATTCTTCTAGTTGGTCTATTAATATCTTCAACTTACCTTTCTGCATAAAAAAATCCCCGATTACCTTATGTAGTCGGGGAGAGATTTAAGCATCCTTATAAAGGATTAAAGTCTCAGCGTAGATAATTGAAAGGAAAACTATGCTTGCAGCACAGATTTCTAATACTTCCATTACTTCGCAACTGTAAGATCTTTATTTAGTTTTACACCACGGTAAACTAATTCGACCTTGTTTGATTGCTGTGACTTGCTTCTGCCAGTGTCATACTTGACACCACGGTATGTGACGTTTGCCATTTGGTTTGCTCCTGTTGGAATGAGGTTGATTAGACCGTTCCTTCAGTCGGCTTTTGCGTCCTCAAAACATACTGGATCAGTATGTACCACGATCACCTTTACCATCTCTAACCTTTGAGGGTCAAAGGGTCTAATTAAAGATAGCAACTCATTAGCATCTGCACAATTAAGTGGAGCACCGAGTGCTATTAAACTGGCAAGAATGTTATACATGATAATTGAGGATGAACGAACCCGTTCCGAGTCGGCTTACTTGCGTCCAATAATATAAGCGTCGCAATCTCCTGACACTTTGGTCAGAAAATAATCTATGAGGTACTCTTGTGCATCAGACCTAAGATTCTTATCGCTAAGTATCTCGATCCTATTTTGATTCCATTCCGAACAAGACATTTCCCAATGGGAAGCGTTGTGTTCAGCAAGGAGTGATGCCAGAAGTACTGCTTCTATCATTTGGATGAACGTAAAGGTATGTTAGCATACCCATACATATTTAGTCAAGCTCTTTGGTATAAACTGTTACGGATTACCGATCTCTACTGCACAAGAACACACTAAATTTCTGTCACCAGATACATTATCAATCCTTGAAACCGCTGGCCAAAATTTATGCTTAGGACTGTTAGGGAACACTGCTTCTTCTCTTGTATATGCATGTGGCCACTGCCCACATACCTCAGACTGTGTATGCGGTGCGTTCTTTACTATGTTTGGAGTGGTATATATCTCTGTTCTTATTTTGTCCATAGCATCTACAAACCTTTGCAACTCATCAAGTGACTCACTCTCTGTAGGTTCTACCATCATAGTTCCTAAGACTGGCCATGAGAGTGTAGGTGCATGGAAGCCATAGTCCATCAATCTCTTTGCTATGTCTTCTGCTGTTACTGGCATATTGCGACAGTCAAAGATACATTCATGTGCAACTCTACCATTGTCTCCTTTGTACAATACTTTAAAGGATGGTTCTATCTTATGTGCCAACCAGTTAG